CGTTGGCAAAAGGGTAGGACGCTCCCATCCTTTTTTTCGTAAGTCCATCTCACGGGTTTCGCTATCTCTGGTTTCTCTATTAGCCATTTGATTGATCCTTCATTAATTGCGCTGCATACTGCTCATTACTGAGTCCAAGTCGCTTTGCGAGTGCTACTTGGGTTCTTGTTAGACGCACTGTGCGTGATTTTTTTCCGTGTCTTTCAACGGGGGCTACCACGTTTCCGTTTTGGCGTTCAGGTGCTTCTTGCTGAACTTCAAACTTTTCAGGGAATATATTTCTCATTCCCTCATCTATTCCTTTATAATACTCTTCTGAGCCTGGCACAACACCTTTTTGTTGCAACTGCTCATGCAACCCCATAGCTGTACCACGCATAATAGAGTCTTTTTCAAACCAATCGTTGTTTTTCTGCCACTCTATATCTATTTGAGACAACTTTGGTCTTTGAGGCTTTGGAGGTTCTTGAGCTTTAATTTCTTGTGGTTGAGGTTTGTATTCTTCTACTCTAAATTTTTCATTCTGTAGCTTGGTTAATTGCTCTTGAGCCTCTATTAGTTTATCAGGGTCTCCTGATTCATAAGCTTCTTTGTAGTCTTTTTTTGCTTTTTCAAGTTCTGCACCAACTCTGCCTTTTGCCTGATCAATAAGCATTGATTCGCCATCAGCTAAAGTTTTTCTTAGATTTTCATTTTCTTTTTTAAGATTTTCAGCAAAAGTTAAAGCTTCTTCTCGTAAACGAGCCGCTTCTTCTTTAGCTCTTCTTTCTTCGTGAAACTCATATTTTAGCTTTGATATTCTTTTTTGAACACCTTCACTGTAAGTTTTTATTTCTTCTTCAGTTTCGATTTCGTTTTCAGGTTCTGAAGCTTCTTTTCTTTTTGGAACACGATCTTCTTCTGGGGTGTCATCTACTATTTCTACTTCAAAATCATTAACTTCTTCTTCTTTTCTAGGAAGCTCCTTCATGTTCTCTTCTGATATAACTTCTTGTTCTTCTGCTAAATTATTCATACTCTTCTATACCCTCTTGGATCATCGACCACTGCTTCAACAGTGTCGTCATTAATTAATCTAAACTCTTCGTTGTGAATTTTAAATCTTGTTCCTGAGTAAGACCTAAAAATAACAAAATCACCTTCTTTGCAATATGCACCGTTTGGAAATTTATTTTTATCTTTGTAAGCGTCTTCTCCCATTTTAACAACAAATCCTACAATGGAAGCTATGCCTTCTGCGTCTCTTATAGCATCAGGTACATATACACCACCTTCGGTTTTTTCTTCTACTTGTACTGGAGAGATTAAAAGTTTATAACCCTTCGGTTTCGGCATTTGAGAAGCTACTTTTGGTTCTTCTTCTTTCTTTACAGCTTGATACATTTTTTACCTCATGCAGTGATTAAGGATCACAGTTCCTTGCGTTAAAAACGAAAAAGTTACATATAACTTTTTTTAATCATTATTATAATTTTTCTGAATGTCAAGTAAGTCTTGATGAATTTTAATAAGACACCTATATTCTCCGACCATTCTAGAGTATTCACTCATGTCGTTAGCATTGCCTGAAGCTATGTGTTCTTTTAACTGTTCTTTATAATCTATTATTTTTTTTATAATAGGAGCGTAGATTTCTTCACTCATCTACAAACTCTCTTGCAAGGTCAATACCTTCTTGAATACCTTGTTTTGTTTCTTCTCTTTTGCCTTTTTGCTCGTCTTGTATAGCTTTTGTAGCTACTTTAGCTAAATCTATTTGCTGATCTTTTTGTTTTTGTTCTGCATCTAGTTTTATTTTTGCCATATCCATTTGTTGTTTGTGAGCAAACTCTGCTTCTTTTAAAGCCATTTCTTTTTGTTGAATAACTGTTAGAGGGTTCTGTTGTTGTTCTTTAGCCTCTTGTTGTGCTACTTCTGCTTTACTCTTATTAAGAACCTTTGCAGATGCTTCTGCTGTTAATTTAGATAACTGCTCTTCAACGTCCTGTGGTAGTGGCTCGTCTTCACTAGGCATAGGCACACCTAACTGCCCCTCTATTTCTTTTCTATATTGAAATGCAACGTGTTCTGCAATATGAGCCGCCATTGCGTTTTGTATTACTGATGCAAACGGTGACTGTCCTATAATTTGTTGTAGTTTTGGGTCTTGAGCTGCGGCTGTATGAACAGCTATATGAGCTTCGTGATCTTGATATTTAAATGCTTTTACTGGCTCTTGCTTCATTATAGCCATGTTTTCAGCTACAGGGTCTTTTGATTTTATATCTTCAGGAAGTTTAATAATACTATCGGCATCCTGTATTCCCAACACCTCTAGCATTTGCCTGTGCAACTTTCCCATGTCGTACAATTGTGGTGCTTGTTGTGCTAATTGTAGTGCTGATTGGTACTGCGTTACTCTTTGTGCCATTGTAGACGCATTAGGGTCTGATACAGGTATTACATCAACTCTGCCATCAAAATCTTTTGTCCTTGAGAAGTCACCCTCTGTTTCATAGATATACTCAGACGGCATAAAGTCATGTACACACTTAGCTAGTATACGGAGTTCTTTCTTCAGAGCCGCATGAAGCCTTGACTGAACACCAGACATGACTTTCATTGATCTTTCTAATAGTGCTAGTGTCGTACCCACTGGGGCGTTAGGGTTCATGTTTCCTACTTGAACATCAGCTATTGAACCAATTCGTCTTCCTTCTTCGACAATATTCCCCAATAACTGGTAAAGCACTGAGGATGGTTCTTTATAAGGTATAAACGTAATGGAATCTCGTATCGCACCACCAGGAACATCGACATCCCTGAACTCACCAGGCATAAGAGGCGAATCATCCCCTTTAATACGGAGACCCCTAGCTTTAAGACCAGCAGGAAGATTCGATAGCGTACCTGCATCAATAAGCTGACGAAGGATGGACGTTGCCGATTTAGCCAATCCACCAATAAGGTGGATAAGCCCTGTGCCGTAGAAACCAAGGCTTGGAAGGTATCTGTAGTGAACGAAATGTGGTCTTTTAGTTTTCTTTTCATCATCTTCATACCAATTCTTTCTAATAGCTAAGATCGTTCTAGATGATTTATCTATTGTAACTATATAGGGTCTTGCTAATTTATCTTTATCTTCAAACGGTTCAGGCATATCAAGATCAACGTGCATCTCTAGTATAGTGTGCCTGTCATCGTCATCATAAACTTCATTACTTCCTTCCATATCGTCATACTTTTCTTGGATGTCAGACTCATCTCTTGTTGGTTCTGGAAGTTCTATATCTTTATAAAAGCCATTAACTTGCAGTTCTCTTACTTGGTTTTCTGTTTTTTTCATTACATGAGTATACCGTGAACAAGACATCAAGTCGGATGCACCATAAGAAACTACAAAGTCTTCGGCAGGTACAAACATAGAACATGGTCTTTCCATGATTGGGTCGTAATAAACTTTTTTAAACGCTGATCCTGCAAGGGGGAGACGGAAGAGCATTTGCTCCATCTCGTCACGGTATTCAGTCATTTCTTCAGTCAACATATAGTTCATTTCGTTTTCTACACGTTTAGACTGTGCTGTCTTTTCTTTGGTTTGTTTTCCTACGATCTTAGTGCGAACAGGTCCTGACGCAGGGAATATCTCTCCCATTGCTTGCGCTTGAAACCTGACAATAGCTTCTGATAGTAGTGGATGAAAAACTCCAGAAGCACCTTCCCAAGGTTGGGTTCTTTCTTCTATCTTCATTCCAAGAAGATCAAGACCTTTTACATAAGATCGTGACCATTCTTTTCTAGACGATCTATCTGATTCAAAATCTTCTACTAGCTCTGATGCTATTTCTTCTAAGTCTGCATCTTCTATAAAATCAGCTAGATTTGAGTTGTGATCAGGTCCGACAAGCTCTTCTGTCAAACCACCTTCAAAGTCAACTACAACACCACCGTCATCTGTTTCTACAGATACAGAATCTGGATTAACGACTTCTACTTTAAGTTCTGACTCAGAAGGGTTATCTTCTATGTCAACCTCAAACGGTTCAAGATTTTTATCAACAGCCATTATCTAATTCTAAAGTTTGTTCCTTTAGTGGCTAGACCTCCACCTCTCATTTTAAGAACCTTACCACCTTTAGCCATGCCTTTTTTCTTCATAGCACCACCACCTGCGTACATTTTTTTCTTCATCATGCCACCACCACGCATGGTTTGTTTCTTCATAGTGGTTCTACCACCTGCAGCGTAAGTTTTCTTTTTCATTGCACCGCCGCCTCTTTTCTTTATAGCATACGGCTTCAATGATTCAGCATCTTTTTTAGTTTGTTTCTTCTTAGCAAAAGTATTAGCCCATTCTTTTAGGGTCATTCCTTTTTTCTTTAATTCTGCTCCTGTAACAGCTAATTTTTTTTCGCCCTTTTTATCATAAAAGTATTTTTCTCCTGCTTTTCTTGCCGCCGCTATACTTCTTGGTCTATCTTTTAAAGGGTTTCCTCTTGTGGATACTTTCTTAGGGGTATCTCCAAGAGCAGGTCCTTTCTTAACAAGCTTTACAGGACTAACTAGGTTTGGCTCTTTATTTTTTTTATTTTTTTGTTCTTTTTTGATTTTCGGAACAGTTGAAACTCCTTGCCTTGGCAAGCCAGGTCCTCTTTCTGGTGGGTAAGAAACTATTCTATTAGGGTCGTTTCCTTTTTCTTTATCTTTCTTTAATATTTCTTGGGCTTTTTTGTTTCCGTAGTTAGTACCCATAGAGCTTAAAACTCTTTCTTTAAACGAAATACCTTTTTTATCTTTATCTGCCATAACTGCTCCTTATCTTACCTTGTATCCTGTTAAACTAGCTGAACCACCTTTTGCTAGACCACCTCCACGCATTTTAATAACACCACCTGCTTTATTATTTTTCTTTATTCCACCAAGTTTTTTTGTAAAATCAACGATTGAACCTGATACTGTTTTAGGCATCTTGCCAGTTTTTAGGAACTCGTTTCTCTTTTTTGTTACCCCTGTTTTTGTGCCAAAACCAAAGTTTTTCATCTTCAGTCTGTTGTCTATTCTACCTATAGCTTTATCTCTTTGCTTAGAAAGTTTTGATTTTTTTATAGGGTCATCCATTCCAGAAATTCTTTTATCTATTTCCTTAACTTTATCTCTTATGACATTTAAGCCTATCATTTGTTTTTTATATTTTTCTCCAGACATTAGTAATACTCCACTGGTCTTCTATATTTAGGCTCGTCATCCCAATCGTCTTTTTCGGCACGAACCCATCCACCTTGCCGAAATCTTAACAGTGCCTGTGTGGTGCTGTCAACTAAATCATCGTGTTCTCCAGACGGAAATGAAGCACATTCTTCAATAACCTCATCTGCCCATCTAGACTCATAATACCACACACTGCCACTAGAAAACAAGTCAGTAACTGCGTTAACTCTAGCAATTTTATCGTTACCCCTAGTGGGAGTAAACTCCGTAACAGGTATCCCCATAGCTCTTAATTCAAATATTAAAGGCGCACCAGAAGCTTTTGCTTCTACAATCATCTGATCTGGTTCAAATTCCCAATATTTATCGTATGCGGCACGTTTTAACTCTGGAAACTCCAGTTTTTCTTTAAATGCATCTAAAAGAATCAGATGTGGTCTGTTTTGATCGACATCTTGGTGGTGATAGAACACCCCCCATGTGGTGCAGGCACTATAATCGCTTCTTTGTGTCTTTAAAAACGCTGTATCCCATGATTGAATGATGCATTCACAGGGTGGTAGCTCTGATTCTGTCCATTCTTGCCACCATTCACGTTTAATTAACGCTCCTTCCTCGGAGGTGGGGTCTTGTTGGTACTGTGCATTCCATTTTGCTACTGGTAATTCAGCTTTTAAGCTGTCTAACTCGTCTAAGCTCCAAAATTCTTCCCATAATGGCGTACCAGAGGGTAAAATAGCAGGTAATTGTATTAATTCCCACTCATCTGCACCTTCTCTTTCGGTCATACTCTTTAAAATCTTACCTGTTAGGTCTCTTTTTGACCATCTGGTCATAACTAGGATGATTGCACCACCTGGCTGTAGACGTTGACGAGGACCTGAAGTGTACCATTCGTATACTTTGTCGTATACATCGGGGTTATACTGACCTAATTGAGCTTCCTGCTCTGAGTGTGGGTCATCAATTATAAGAATATCAGCACCTTTACCTGTTACAGCACCACCAACACCAATAGCAAAGTAGTCACCACGCTTGTTTGTGTTCCATCTACCTGCGGCTTTACTGTCTGTTGACAGTTCAATGCCACTAAAGACATTTTGATAATCTTTTGACTGTATAAGGTTTCTTACTTTTCTACCAAAGCCTACTGCCAACTCAGCAGTGTGGGCTGTTTGGATTACTTTCTTATCTGGATACTGCCCCAAAAACCAAGCAGGGAAAAGATACGATGCAAATTCTGACTTGGTATGACGGGGTGGCATATTGATTATCAATCTTTTTAGTTCGCCTTTGGCAACTCTTTCAAAAGCATCAGCCATTACTTCGTGATGTTCACCACCGATAAATCCAGACCACATCATCTTGACAAAAGTCAAGAAGTCAGTTTTCGATAAATCTTTTTCTTTGGCAGTTTCATACTCTTCTAAGAGTTTCAGCATTTCTTTTTGCTGATCTAAAGGAAGTAGAGAAATTTTATCTTTTAAGTCTTTAGACTGAATGTTCACTGTTTCTTCCTATTCCTTCTAGCAGATACAACTCTTAAATTACTTTTCTTGTTATTTCTAGGATTTCCGTCTTTATGGTCAATATGTTTCTTATCCCCCTTTTTAACAGTACCTTTCTTTATAGCCTTCCTTCGGTTTTTATTTCTTAAAGCTCTTTCTTGCTTCATTTTTTTAGAAGAATGATATTTTCTATACTCACTCATTTAAAACTTTTTAGCATCGTTACTAAACCTCCCATGTTATAACCACGTTCTTTTGTAAGAGCATCTTTAGCCATAGCATCTATCTGACTAATTAAACTTTTTCCATGCTTTGTTAAATTAGGTGGGTTGTATTTGTAGCCAGGCATTTTTAAATTTCTATCTAACAGATGCATATACCGTTCTTCGCCTTTTAGGTCTTTAACTCGTTCAGGTAATTTGTAACCTAAAGCTCTTAGTAGGTCTAAACCAAAATGACCAAGCTCATGTCTAGCAGTTTTTTCAAAAGGCATTGTTTCTTTTGCTTCCTTTATATCTTCCTTGGTCGGCATAGTGCCTTCTTCTCTTCTTCTTTCTAAACTTCTATCTACGTCCTTTATTCCTAGTTTTTCTAAAAGACTTTCAAAATAACCTGGCTTGAAATCTTTACCTATTTTTAGGGCTTCTTTCTCAACATCATCTGAGTATATGTTTTGTGCAAACTTTCCTTCGTTAGTATCTATAATTTCTTGATCAAATACATCGGGTCTTTGTACAAATATCTCTGGAAGGGTTGGGTCTTTTGATCTTACTCCAGAGTAATCCCTTAAAGCACTTTCTGTTGGTACATATAATCCCCCTACATTTGTACCTGAAGCTGATCTAGCACCTATTGCATCCCTTAATAATTTATCTAGCCTTTTTTCTGAATCAGATTTTTCAACTCCATCTTTTCTAGGAAGAATATACTTCAAAACCTGCCCATAATCTCCACCAGTGAGTTCTTCTATCCTACGCATGGCTAGTTGGGAAACGTGGTCGCCTTCTAGGTACTTTTGCATTTCTGCCCTGTACTCAATATCACCTAAACTGTAGGGCTGACTATAAGGATCAATCCCAGAAGGACGGGTGGGGGGTATTTTAGATTCTAAAACTCTTCCTGATTTTCTAGCCATTTTTTTCTTTACATCCTTTCCTCTTATAGGTATACCTGTATAATAGGTATACCTTTTATAGGTATATCTTTAAAATTACTTCGTAATTTAACAGGTATACCTATGGTTCTAGAACTAGCTACAATATGGAACATACTGCTAACAGTCATAGTAGCACCTATAGCCTGGTATATCAAATCCCAAAATGATGAACTCAAAAGAGTTCAAATACTTCTAAACAAAACACGGGAACAGTACGTCCATAAGAATGACCATAAAGATGACATAGATAGAGTGGTCGAACATTTAGTGAGACTAGAACAGAAGCTAGATAGCCTTATAGCCTCTAAATAAGCGTTACTCAGTAGGCAGTGAACCCAAATACAACACAAAGTACCACCAAACCATTAAACCCTCTGTATCGCCTTTAATTAGCCTTTCCATAACATAGGAGAATAACACACTAAACCAAACCAATTCATTCACTTTAAAGCGTTTTAACAGTTCCATATGATTCTATGTGCAGATTACTATATATACTCATGTCCAACTGGGTGCTTGTCATCGGTGGGGTGGGGGTAGGTGGGGTCAATCTCCAAGTAAGGTTTTGATCTTTGCCTCTAGTTCCTCTTTTATCTGATCAGCATCTCTGGTCTCTTCGACAGAAATGTCAGAACTGAATAAACGAATTGTCTTTAATTTCCCTAAAAGCTCTAAGGCTCTGACTCTGGATGTTGGACTGCCATGCTCAAAATCTGATGCCTCTCTTTCGAGACCTGTAATTATTTGATGTGATCGATTAAGCGATTGAGTCCGATGTCGTTCTTCTATCTGACGTTTTCGGTCTTCGTAAATTGGGGTTAAATTGGGGGATCGGAATAATAGGTGAGCCTCTTTCCTGACATTGGCATCACTGAAGTTCTTACAGTCATATGAGGCTTTATAGCTATCGGTTAAAGTAAGAGGTTGGTTTACTCCTATTCCTAATATGCCATCAATGAATTTAGACTGCTTGGCAGTCAGACGAGTCCGAGTTTTTGTCTGCCCTTTTACAAGCTTTAACTTTGGTTTTTTGTGGTCTTTCATCGTTCAAATTCTCCTCTAAAAAGTGGTCTATAACTTTTTTATTTGGGGTCTAAAAAGTTCAATATACCACTTAAAAGAACAAAAGGTAAACATCAATATAAGGCTTATACAAAGGCATACAGGACTTTTAGGTAGTCTAGGTTACGAAACACCTCTACAGTCTACTGACAGGCTTTATATTCGATCTGAGCATTTTGAACTCAAAAAAAAAATCCTTTAAAATCAATGACTTAGAAGTTCACTTTCTGTACTTTTAGACATTTGATTAAAATAAAACCCTTTAAAAACAATGACTTAGCTTTTGCACATATACCCTTTTAAACAAAGGCTTTGAAATAAAACCCTTTAAAATCAAACACTTAGCACATAGCCCCAATAAAATAAGGGTGTAAATAATAGCTGAGAGGCTAGAAAAAACCCTTTAGAATCAATGACTTAAAAAAGTCATATATAACTTTGAGTGTTATGAAACCCAATAAAATAAGGGGTTTGAGATATCTATTTATTATCAATGGTTTAACTATGTCTTATTATTAGTTTGACATGGATATCGAGTTATGATCTAACAGAGGTGGGGCAATGCCCCTTATACGAATCATGTGGCAAAAATACAACAGAAAGGAAATCGCCAAGAACCAGACATCGCAAGCCAAAATGGGTCTCAAAATCTGACATTAGCTGTAATATGTAGGTAGCCAGAAAGTCGAGAGAAAATCGCCCCCAATAAATCCACCAATCAAAAGGTGAGTAGAGCGAGCCAGAGAAATAGCCAAACTCAAAACAGAAACAAACCAAGGACTAGGCTCTGCGATGTAGGGCAATTTTCTGAGGTCTTTCGACATCAAATAAATTAGATGGGGCGAGCAATCGCCCCTCTTAATTTTACGAGAGGTGCAGAAATAGTTCTGCATCTCTTTTAAAATTAATGGAGTGAAAGATGACAATATTATCAACAGAAATGATCAAAGTAATTGAAACAACCAATGCAATGATCGAAACAAATAGAGGCACAAATAAGGCAAACACTGAGGCAATCAACAAGGGAAACGTAGAGATATATGCAACAACAGTTGCAAGCTTTTCCAAATATAAAGCTGATACGATAAGCACCAAGGACGTTAAAATCTTTAGAGGTCAATGCTCAGACGATTGTTTCCTTAGTAAATCGAAGACCAAAAAGGTAGTTGAAAAAACCCAATGGGTCTTTGAGAACTTCAAGAAAAACAAGGTTTTTAAATCATGGCATAACCTTGGAGATGCTGAGATCGTCACTGAGATTAAGAACAAGTTCGATGAACTTGGGATCACATCAGAGGCAAAGTTGATTAAGCATTTTGATCCAAAGCGACAGGATCAGTCAGACGTAGAAAAGCTTGTTGAAAAAATCCTAGGCAGACCATCCAAAAACGAGGGTGGTTGGGTTGGTGGTTTAGATGCCAGAGACCTTAGAAAATTTGAGGAAATTTTTGATGCAACCAAGGATGCCAAAGCTGAGATGAATGGCAAAGGTGCGAAAGCTGAGAAGACCAAAAAAGAAGAGCAGAAGATCAACGAAGAGGTCAACGAATGCTCAGATATGTTGGTTGCCTCTGCTAATTCTGACAATCAAGCAGACCTAGACAACAACCCATTCTGATTATTTCTAACAGGGCAGTTTAAAGTTATAGCTAACTTTTTTACTGCCTTGATAGATGCAATCAAGCATCATCTCAAACAATAATAACAGGAGTGAAAAATGAGATTTACAGATATTAGAGATTCAATCGTTTCAATTATGAGACATAATTTAGAAGTTCAACAGTCTGGAAAGGCAACGGACTCGTCCATCCTTAACCCATATGTTGTTGGTACATATGGCATTGGAAAGACTTGTTGTGTTAACGATGCCATCAAGGTGTTAGGCAGTGATTGGGGATGTGTTCCTTATCGATTGTCAGACCATGAACCAACAATTTTATCTGGTTGCAGAATACCAAATAAAGAGGGAACAGAGGTTGTTATCGCTCGTCCAGATTGGCACGTTAAGGTCTGGGATGCATTCAACAATGGCAAGAAATATGGAGTTCTTTTTCTTGACGAGGTTGCAGAGGCTGAGATGCAAGTTCTCAATGTTGGTAGGCAGTTGATCAACGGACTCGGAATTGGTGAGTTCAAATTGCCCCAAGGTTGGTTCATCGCATTAGCTGGAAACAGAGTTAAAGACAAGGCTGGTGCAAAGAGACTGCCTACACATTTTAAGGACTGCTTAGTGTTTCTTGAGGCTGATGCAGACCTAGAAGATACCTGTTCTTATGGTGTTGAATCTGGTTGGGATTTCAAGGTTGTTTCCTACCTCAGAGCGAGACCAGAGTTTTACTGCAATAACGATCCTCTGGAAGATGTTTCTCCTAATCCTAGATCATGGGAGAGGGTAAGCAATGCCTTAAAGTTAAAGGGTCTCGGTGCTAGTGTACTGCAACAGATCATAACAGGAACAGTTGGTGAGTCAGCCTGTGCAGATTTCATCGGTTTTCTTAAAGTTATCAAGGACGTTCCAGAGTTCTTAAACTTGGATAATCTTATTGCTAACCCAAAGACTGCGAGAATCCCAGAGAGACCAGACGTTCAATATGCTCTTTGTGGTGCTTTGTCTGGCAAGGCAACAACCTCAAACATAGGCAATATAATTGCTTACATCTCCAGATTTAAAGAATTAGAGATGGCAGTTGTTTGCATCAAGGATGCAGTCAAAAGAGATAATTCTTTTGCCTCACATCCAGAGGTTAAAGCTTGGTTAAAATCAACAGGTAGGGAGTTAATGGTATGAGCCTAGACGTAGATACAAAAATTGCGAAAGCAAAAACTCAGTTGATCTTGAAGTTTCCATTTTATGGATCAACTCTTTTAAGCAGTGTTGTCCGAGAGGATAACACTGTGCCAACGATGGCAACCGATGGGCAAAGCATTGTTTGGAATAGGTCTTTTGTTGAGACCTTAACAGTCGAAGAGGTCATGGGTGTTTTTGCCCATGAGGTCTTACACATTCTTTTCAAACACGCTCTGAGGTTGAGAGGCAGAGTTCATTTAACTTGGAACATTGCTTGCGACTATGCCATTAATCATATCCTTAGACGAGGTGGTTTAACTCTCCCACAGGGTGCTATATTCCACGAGGAATATGGTAAGCTTTCTGCCGAGGTCATCTATAATAAGATCAGACAGGAAGAGGAAGAGGAACAGGGCAACCAACCAGAACAGGGCGAGGGCGATGGAGAGGGCAACGATCAAGGCGAAGATGGTCAAGGCTCTGGAAATCAACCTCAGTCCGATGGTGGCTCTGGCAACCATAAGTCTCAAGGTTGGGGCGATGTTGTCGAGCCTAAAAATGCTGATGGTTCTGCCTTGTCAGAAACTGAGTACAAGTTGGCAGAGGCTGATGCAGATCAGAAACTTCTTAATGCGACTCAGCATAGATCAAGGGGAGATATCCCAAGCGAACTGCATGGGATCATCGACAAATTACTTGAGCCTAAAGTTTCATGGCATGATCAGTTTGATCAGTTCATTAAGGGTGGAGATAATCGTCAAGGTTGGACTGAGAAAAAGATCAACATCATTAGGCACAGGACAACAGGAGTTCTTGATCCTGTAGTTGATCGCAAGGGTGTTGGTCATATTGTAGTCGCACAGGATCAGTCTGGATCAGTTCACGATAAGGAACTTGTCCGAGGCTTTACCGAGTTGAACTATCTTTGCGAAGACCTCAAGCCAGAGAGTGTCACTGTCATTCCATTCGATGCAGACGTTAACAAAGACAAGGTGCAGTTTTTCGATCAAGGCGAAGAGATTGAAAAGGTTAACATCAAGGGCAGAGGTGGAACGTGTGTTCAGCCTGTCTTTGACTTCATCGAAGAAAAAGGCATCGAGGTTGACAGGCTTATAATCTTTACTGACATGGGCATATTTGACTATCCAGAAGTTGCCCCAGATTATCCTGTCCTCTGGGTGAACGTGTCACCATCCAAAGGTGTTGCTCCATTCGGTCAGACTATCAAGGTGGATCAGTGATGGAGTACAAGCACAACGATGGGGGGGAATGGTTCTATAAACCATTTCTCCCCAAACATCCTAGGGCGAGAAACCCTAAAACTTATTTCGGATCAGTGGCAATTGCTATTGCCTCTGAAGTTTCCTACATCGATGCTCACGAGAAAATGAAATTTATTTCTGAGAACTCAAAGACAAGGCGAGTCCAATACCATAAGCTTAAAGAGTATATTTGCAGTATTGGTTTCGATTGGCATTCAACCATGCGTATAGGCTCTGGAGTAGAGGTTCATTTACGCAAAGAGGAGTTGCCAGAGGGTAACCTTATCATCAAGGTCTCTGGTGATCTTGTTGCAGTTATCGATGGAGTTATTAATCATTACCATGATCCTAGACGATACGATGGCGAGGGCAATGTGAATCGTGCAGTTTATGGTTATTGGAAAAAGCAAGAGTAACTGGATGGGGATTGGAAAAGTTATATATGACTTTTTTGAATCCCTATCAAGATACCCTTGGGTGTCAGAGTAATTTTGGTCGGTGCGATCATGGTTTACTACTCTTTAAACAAGGTTCAAACCTCTAACTGCAAGGCTCTTTTCGGTGTGGGAGTTAAGCCTCTAAAGTGAAACTCCCCTACTAAACGTCATTAAAAAAAAGGAGTGAAAAAATGACATTATTTAAAAACGTATTGCCATCAACAAAGATGGTGGAATTGTACAACGAAGATATCAAAAGGTTAGCTAGTCTTTATGGTATGGGTTCGGATATAATCCGACTCCTTGCCAAGCAAGGTACACACAGATATTTTTACGAGATTTCAAACAATGCAGATGAGGGAACAGACGAGTTTCTTTATTTTCAAAATTTCGCAAAATCTGTAGGTGGTAATATTGCTCATGCATTGCCTTTGCTATCTGTCGCTAAACTTATGAGAGCAATCCGAAAGATAAGGAAAGAGAGCAGAGGGGATATCTATAATCCTGTAAAAGGTAAAGACTATCTGGAGGCTACATTTTCCAACAGTCTACAGAAAAGAATATTAGAGAACCAAGTGTCTTTTTCTAATTCTTTAGCTATGAATTTTCCAAAGGCTCATGGAACTATTCACATTAAAATCAGAGAGCCTAAAGGCTACAAAGGTGATGTCTTCGAAAGAAGTGGTCATGTAATCTCTGCCCCTTACAATTGGAAGTGGACAGTCGAAAATGAGGGCATCGCAGTTGTGCAGTCTGGTAAGCGATTAATGTTTACTCTAAAGGCTGAGTACATACCCAAAGAGAAGTTGCTTAAAGATGGCATAAAATCCTACAAGGTAACACTGCTTGATCCTGTCTGGTCAAAAGATAGGAGAAAGTCGTATTACGATTTTGAGCCTAAGATAAATCAAGATTGGTGGATTCTCAAAAAAGAAACTATGGATGAGGATTTAATCGGTGTAGGCGAAGACGTTCATTCTGCTAGGTCTCTTATCGAAAGACGTTATACTAGTAGAGCAACCAAAACTTTGTTGGGGGTGTAAGATGACTATTGAAGAAATAATATTTTATCTTAAAAAATTAACGATTGCCGATATCTTTAATTTTATTTTGTGTTGTATGTTTATTCTGGCAGTCATTGGTTGCTTTATAGCCTTTCACACAAGTATTGGACAAGGCAATGTTTGAGTTCTGGAATAGAGGCTTTTTTAATAAAGTCGTGATTGTCTCTGGCATTGCTTGGATGATTATCACAATAGGCATTATCAACAATTTAGCTAACGACAACCTAGACAATGTTTCTACTTGGTCGAGTCTTGCCCTTGTAGATATCGTATGCCTTTTAATTGGCTTATGGGGATGCGATTACTAACAACTGATTATGTCCTTTGGGACACTAAAAAAGTTCTATATAACTTTTTGCTAATAGTGTCCCTGTGGGTGCAATCAAGCATCATATAGGAGTGAAAAAATGAACAATAAAATTAAATGGAAAAATATCGAAACATCCGAAGAAAAAGAACTTAATTACATTAGAAGAATGGAACTGAAACAAATAGAGGATTCTTTAATTCTAAGAAGAGTTGAGGATTGGCTTGCACAAGAAGTTGCCGATGCTGAAACTTCCTTAGAGGGTGACGATTTGGAAGATGACCCAATACACGAGGGTCGGTTGGAACTTGCCGAGGGTATACAAAAATTAATTAACACTTGGCGAAAAGAATTTAAAAAGTATATGATAGAACACCGATAGGCTACTGCCTGCTATACAGGGTTCACTCCCTTTTGCCTATCGGAAACTCTGGGGGAATTTTTATTCCCCCATTTTTTTTATAGCAGGAAACTCCCCCATATCTCAGCCCTCAGACCTTTTGGTCTGGGGGCTTTTTTTTTGTCTTTTTTTTCGGACTTAAATCAGCATTTAAATCCGTTTATCTTTTATCAAGGTTTGCTACTATATAGATTCAAGCTTGAAAAAGGGAGAGTTTGTATATTGGAATACTCCAAACAACATCGGTGGTCACTGCCCAAAAATTGGTCTGATACTTATTGAATCAGTTAAGGGATATATTTAGGGACTCTCCCTAATTCAAAAAAGTTCTATATAACTTTTTCGTTCCCTGGTTGCCGTCCCAGGCATTCCTAACCTAAAAAAAAAGAGCCTCCGAAGAGGCTCTGAAGTTTGACATAATTGTCAGAGTGAAAAAACTATTTAGGTCTACTTTGTTATATTGCTTTTTTTGTTGTTTTGTCAAGTGGTTAGGCAAAGGCACTTATCATCATAACGTGTCCAACTCGTGTCCAACTTAAAAGGGAACATCTTCATCGCTACCCAAGAAGTCATCATATATACCTTTAGGCTTGAACTCACTGTACGTTGAGGTGACGGCATTGTAGTTAAGAGATGTATCTCCTTGCTTGCCAACCCACGAGTACCTACACTTCCAACAATGAACTTCAGTTATATTTGACTCAGATGGATTGGGTCTGTGTATAGAAAGTCCTACATCAGCTTTGCTAAACCATGACGCACTACCAGAAATATCATAGCCTTTTGGCACAGGTATCTTACCAGACGAATCTCTCATCATCTTTGTGGGATGAGCAACGAACCATAGATGAACGTCATAGCTTTGTGCAAATACTCTTAACTGTGTCAGCATATCTGATACCCAATCTGTCTCCTTAACGTCTTGAGGTTTGGCTATGTAGTTGTACGGATCGATTACACAACCTCTCACTCCATGACGTAGTACGGCTACCTTTAATCTTTCTATAATAGAGTTAAGTGTTGCTAACGAACCATCTGCCTGATGAACAAAACTAAAGTGTTCTTGAAGAAACTCTCTTCCCTGCGATAGGTCGGCTTTTGTCATTCTAGGACTAACACCCTCAAAGAACGGCTTCCCACAATGCTTGGATATTAATTTTGCTAAATGTATATCTGGTTGGTTCTCGAAGCTACAGACTGCAAACTTCCATCCTTTGTTTTTTGCTAAATTAACCATTAGCTGATCGACAAACTCAGACTTACCAGAACTTGGGTGACCTGTTACCACGGATATCTGTCCTGTAACAACAGTGTATAGATCATCTACATTGTCGTAGCCTGTTGACTCTCCCTTACCAAAACCATCTGTGTAAAGTTTCTCTAACTTCTTGTAGAAATGATTTGCATCATACAACCCCGATACGGGGAATGGTTCTGCCTTCTCTATTGCTGATAAAAGTTCTATAGAACTTTTTTTAGTTAGAACCTCGTTAGCATCCTTACACCCCTCTGGATATTTAAATCTAAAACATTTATGTCTGCCAACTCTTCTAGCTATTTCCTCTGACATTGCTCTACCAGACGAATCATCATCAGTTGCTATGATTATCTTTTCCACACTCTCCAATACTTCTTTGGCATTCCACAAAAAACGAAATTTATTATCTGACTCTGGATCGATCTTGCCATCAACAACTTTCATCACTGCTCCATTTGGAACACTGACCACGTTATCGTAACCAACTTCTAAGAAGCTGAGTACGTCAACTTCTCCCTCGCATACAATCAAAGGCTTTTCTGAATCTATACTGTCTATGTTAAAAAATGTTTGAGGTGAGCCGTTACAGGCAAACCCTTTATCCTTAATTGCTCTTATCTTTGATGCGTAAACATGACCTTGATTTGTGTAGGGAAAACTTACACACTCTGTTTCCTGCCCCACGGAATTTATATAATTATTAAGACTTTTTAGTCCGACCTTGTTCGCTATTTTCTCACTGATCCCTCGTTCAGAAAGCCACTGTAAGCTATTGTTTGTTAAGGGTTTTTCGTCTAATTGTTTCACTACTGACATAGGTTCAACCTCTCTTTCATTTTTATAATTTTCAGAACCAGAAAGACTACAATGGTGACAATAATATACAGAACCATCGTGA